CCGCTGGGCGCTGGAAAGATTGGGTCGAGGTATGGCATAGCGCCAACTTCAATCCCGCGAGCAAGGCTGATTCGGCCCACACTCACGCCGTAGCGGACCTGTCGGACACCACGATCAGCTCGCCGGCGAACGGGCAGGTACTCAAGTACGACAGCACCAGTGGCAAGTGGACCAACCAAGCCGATGCCAACTCGACCTACTCGGTCGTGTCCTCGGCAGAACTCCAGGCTGGCACCGCAACCACCGGACGGCTACTCTCCGCGTCCGTCCTCAAGGGCTGGGGCGATTGGAGGCTCGGCGGCTACGTAAAGACGGCTGACGCTCAAACCCTCACGCCGAATGCGGGCGGCCTGCTGCCGCTAGTATCTGGCGGCGACATCGACGCGGTCACTACCTCGACGGCGGCGCTCTATAACCAGTCGCCAACGGGAGGGCCAAACACGGGCGATGCCACGGTCCTGACCTGGAAGTATCAATCAGGCACCGGCCTGCAACTTCTGTCCAACCACGGCACCGCCAACAAGCTGTTCTACCGGACCTGCGCGACGACCACCAATGCGCCCTGGCGCGAGCTGGCGACACTGGAAGGGGCGAACACCTGGGCGGGCAAGCAGCACTACTCCGCTGGTTTCAGCGTCGGCAACGATCAGATCATCGACCTCGGTGCTGGCGCGGTTGTCCGCTCCCCGTCCACCGGCTCCCTCGTCATCGCCGCAGGCGAAGAATCCATCTACCTGCGACCGGGCGGCAACACCGCGACGGCGGCGCAGGCCGTCCTCAAGCCAGACGGGAGCTTCACCGCCGCGCAGTTCGTTGGACCGCTGCAAGGCACGGCCACCTCCGCAAACTCTGCCGCGACTCTGACCACCGCGCGAACCATCAACGGCACCTCGTTCAACGGCTCGGCGAACGTCACGACCGCGAATTGGGGGACCGCGCGCAACCTGACCATCGGCTCGACTGCAAAGTCGGTCAACGGTTCGGCGAACGTAGCGTGGACTCTGGCGGAGATCGGTGCTGCTGCCGTGTCGCACTCGCACGCCATTGGCGACGTGAGTGGTCTCCAGGCGGCGCTGGACGCCAAGGCCGGTACCGCAGGCGCGACGTTCTCCGGACAGGTCGTGCTTGCGAACGCCTCCCCCATCCGGCTCACCGGCATGGGCGCGGCAGGGGCGGTTTACCTACACGGCACCAACGGTGCTGGCGACGATATTGCGAGTATCTCGCGCAACAACGCCAACAGCTCCTATAACCTCCAGTGGAACGGGGCCGCACACGTCACCTCCCGTCTGACCGTGGGCGATCAGATTTACCTCAACGGTGGCTGGTTCCGCTCGCAGCAGTCGGGCACCGGCTGGTATCACGAGGCTCACGGTGGCGGCTGGATGATGCAGGACAACACGTATATCCGCACCTACGGTGGAAAGCGCGTGTTGATCGCGGGCGGCGGCGGCAGCGAAGGCGATCTCCGCCTAGAAAGCTACTCGCCGACCATTGCCTTCTACGACACGGACAACGGCACCTCGCACTGGCTGCACTGCAACGACAACAACCACGGCTTCCTCGCCAGCAACGCTTTCGCCTGGTGCGCCTACCGCGACGGTAACAACAATTGGGTCGCCACAGGCAACATCGTCGCCTATGCGTCCGATGCCCGCCTCAAGAAGAACATCGTGGACGCTTCGGCGGCCAAAGTGACCGACTTCTTCGACCGGTTCCGCGTCCGCGAGTTCGACTGGAACCCTGACGCAATCGCCGAGCTGAACCCCACGTTCAACCCGGCATCCGACCATGAGATCGGCGGTATCGCGCAGGAAGCCGAGGACGTCTACTCGCTGATGGTTGCAACGCACGCCAACGGCATCAAGACGATCCAGTGGGAGAAGGCTGTGCCGCTGCTGATCGCAGAGGTGCAGGCGCTGCGCAAGCGGCTCGCGGTTGTCGAGGGCGGTGCCTAATGGCCCTCCCCGGCTCCGGTCCGATCTCCTGGGAAATGATCCGCGCCGAGTTCGGTGGTGGGTATCCGATCTACATGGACCAGTATTACCGGGGGCGAGGTTTGGTCCCGGACGTCCCCGCGAACTACGGCGTCCCCACAAGCGGACCGATCTACGCCTCGCAGTTCTATGGCGCGGTGAAGGCGACTCCGTTCACCGCGTCGCTCTCGCCAAGCTGGCTTTCCGGCCAGTGGCCGCAATCGACCAGCGGCTCAGTCAGCAGCGGATACAACGTGATTTGTTCGGGCGGCACCGGCAACTATTCGGTCGTCTCTCGCACTGTCACCGGTACGGCCGCCTCTCATGGCGGCAGTGGTCTCGGCGGTACGGTCAGCGCGACCGGCCGCAACACCAATCGCAGCGGGACGTTCACCGTCGTTGTCACCGATGGCGTCACGCAGCTCACTCTCACGGGCAACTACGACTACAGCTTCGGCGTTCCCCTGTAACCCTCCCGACAACCTTCAAAGGACCAATGCACGACGAAGTCAAGCTGGTCGGTGCCCTCGCGGGTGCTGGCCTCATCGTGGGCATCGCCAAGATGCTCACCTCGAACGAACCGCTGACCTGGAAGCAGGCTTGCGGCCGAGCAGTTCTCTCCGGCGCTACCGGCGTGGCCGCGGGTGCCATCGTGATCCTCATCCCCGGCGTTTCCTTCGTCGCCCAGGTTGCACTCGCGTGCATCCTGTCGTCCCTGGGTGCCTCCGCCCTTGAGGCCCTGTTCAATCGCGTGGTGTCCAAGTGAGCCGCGCCGCGTCCATCGACAAGATCGCCGCAGTCCACTCGAAGCTGGCCGAGGTGTTCGAGGAAGCCCTCGACAACATCGACCCCAATGAGAAGGGCGCTGCGGCGCTGCTGAACGTCATCCGCCAGTTCGTCAAGGACAACGACGTGTCTGCCGTGGCGGTCCCCGGTTCGCCGATGGGCCGCGTGGCGGACAGGATGACGCAGTACCCGTTCGACCCCGCTCAGGATGGCCGACTGAACTAAGTGGAGGGCATCACCAGCCTCCACGTTCGCCATCCGTTCGAGGACTTCCGCAACTTCGCCTGGTACGTATGGAAGGAGCTGGGCCTCCCCACGCCCACTCCGATCCAGTACGACATCTGCGAATACCTGCAAGGCGGGCCGCGACGTCGCATCATCATGGCGTATCGCGGCGTCGGGAAGTCCTGGGTAACGGCGGCCTACGTCTGCTGGCTTCTCTGGAAGAACCCCCAGCACAAGATCATGGTGGTCTCGGCGAGCAAGGAGCGCGCTGACTCGTTCTCCGTGTTCGTCAAGCGCCTCATTGAGACGCTGCCCGAGCTGCATCATCTAAAGCCACGCGGCGACCAGCGCAACTCCAACCTGGCGTTCGATGTCGGCCCGGCGCTGCCCGATCAGTCCCCCTCGGTGAAGTCCGTGGGTATCACCGGTCAGCTCACCGGCTCCCGTGCGGACACCATCGTGGCCGACGACGTCGAGGTGCCGAAGAACTCACTCACCATCGTGCAGCGCGAGAAGCTGGGCGAACTCATCAAGGAGTTCGACGCGGTCCTCAAGCCCGGTGGCGAGGTGGTCTACCTGGGCACCCCGCAGACCGAAGAGTCGATCTACAACAAGCTGCCCGAGCGCGGCTACGCAATCCGCATCTGGCCCGCTCGGTTCCCCAAGGACGCCAAGCACCGGGCCACCTACGGCGACCGCCTCGCTCCACTGTTGGCCGATCAGTTTGACTCTGACCCCAAGCGCCTCGCCTGGAAGAACGCGGAGTCCGTCCGCTTCTCCGATGAGGACCTGCTGGAGCGAGAGGCGTCCTACGGCCGCTCTGGCTTCATGCTCCAGTTCATGCTGGACACCACCCTGTCGGACAGCGAGCGCTACCCGCTCAAGCTCTCCGACCTGCTGGTCATGGACATCGACCGCGAGGTCGCCCCGGTCCGCACCGTGTGGTCCTCGGGCAACGAATACGCCCTGGACATTCCCTCGGTCGGCTTCACTGGCGACCGCCTGTACCGCCCCATGTACGTCGCTCCGGATATGGAGGAGTTCACGGGCAAGGTCATGGCAATCGACCCGTCCGGCCGCGGCGGCGACGAGACCGGCTACGCGGTGGTCTCGATGCTGCGAGGGATGCTCTATGCGCGCCGCGCAGGGGCGACCAAGGCGGGCTTCGACGATGAAGCCTTGGAGACTCTGGCGCACATCGCACGGGCCGAGAAGGTCTCGGTGATCCTGCTGGAAGCCAACTTCGGCGACGGTATGTTCACCAAGCTGTTCAAGGCCGTCCTACAGCGCATCTATCCGTGCCCTATCGAGGAAGTGAAGCACTACGGCACCTCGAAGGAGAACCGAATCATCAACATCCTGGAGCCGGTGCTGAATCAGCATCGTCTGGTCGTTGATGCGTCGTTGCTCCGCACGGACCAGAAGTCCGACCAGAAGTACCAACTGTTCTACCAGCTCACCCGCATCACCCGCGACCGCGGTGCCCTCCGGCATGACGACCGCCTCGATGCGCTCGCAATGGCCGTGAACTATTGGGCCGAGCAGATGAGCCGCGACGTGACCGAGGAAGAGAAGCGGTACGCCGCCGAGCTGCTGGACCAGCAGTACGCCGACTTCATCCGGTCCGTCCTGGGCAACTCGCCCCACCCCACCAACTACCTCGACACGTACTAGGAGACCCCTATGTCGCACACGCTTGCTGCCTGGTTGATGGCCCTCGTGGCCGCTGCCCTGCTGTACCTGTTCCTCCGCCACCGCGATGACGACGACAACGACATCGACGGCACCCCCACGGCTCCCGTCACTGGCGGCCAGCTCGATCCCTACGCCCCGGTATGAGCCAGGCTGTCCAGCTCGCGCGCCCTCTGACGATGAAGTCTGAGGGTCTGCGCCTGGTGGCGTACCTCTGCCCCGCTGACAAATGGACCATCGGCTACGGCCACACCGGCCGTGACGTAAAGCCTGGTTTGCGCATCACCGAACAACGCGCTGTGGA